CCCACTAAAGGGCGAGATTGAGATAGAGTTAGGCGGTCAAACTTATAAATGTAGATTGACCATAGATTCACTGGTAAAGATAGAAGATGAACTGGATGCAGGGATTCTTGAGTTAGCTTCTAACATAGCAGAGGCAAAGGTAAGACTTAGAACATTGGTTGTAGTTTTAAGATATGCAATGCGTGGAGGAGGTAACGACTTTGATGAAAAAAAAATCAAAGAAATTTTAACTAACACAGGTATCATTTCCGCTTCTGCTGCAGTTGCACAATTACTAGCAGATGCTTTGACAGACCCCGAAACAAAAGAAGAAGAGGGCAGTTCTGCAAAAAAGCCACAGGAGATGACAGAATAGAATGGAATATATATATGCAAATATGTATTGGCATGATGAATATGCGACCTGTAGATTTTTGGAATCTATCACCTAGAGAAATGTGGGAAGCTATCAAAGGTTTTAGACAATTTCATGCAACTGAGAAAGAGAAACCTATGACTAATGATGAACTTGAAAATTTGATGGAGTTATACCCTGACTAATGGCAACTGTAGATGAATTAAAGATACTTATAAAAGCTGAGACTAAAGACCTTAGAAAGAAGCTTGATCATACTAATAAGCAATTAGACAAAACAAGCAAACAGTCTAAAAAAACAGCACAAAATATAACTGCATCTTTTAAAAAGGCAGCAATAGGTGTGGCAGCATTTGCTGCGGTTGCTGTAAAACTTGGTAGTGTAATTGCCAAGGTTGGTTCTGAGTTTGAAGATTTGAAGGATTCCTTAGATGTAGTATTTGGCAGTATGAAAGCAGGTGATGCTGCTATGAAAAGAGTTTTTGATTTTGCTGCAACAACACCTTTTCAAGTAGAAACTGCAACCAAGGCTTTTATAGCACTTAAATCTGTAGGAATAGAACCTACTAATAAAATGCTACAAACCTTTGCCGACACAGCATCAGTTTCTGTAGATCAATTAGGTGTTTTTGAAGCACTTGTAAGGACAGTACAAAGGTCTGCAGCAGGAGGATTAGGATTAGAAGAATTAAATATGTTAAGTGACAGGGGTATACCTGCACTTAAAATATTATCAGAAGAATTAGGTTTAACTAAAGATGATATAGCTAAATTTGGTAAAACAGTTGAAGGTGCAAAACTTATAACAGATGCATTGCAGGAAGGATTAAATAAAAGATTTGGCGGTGCAATGGAATCTAAAATGGACAATCTTTCTACAAAAACATCAAATATGACGATTGCTTTTAAACAATTGGCAGATGAAGTTTTCCAAAGTGGATTAGGGGACTTTTTTGGAAACATGGCTGATTCATTTAGAGAAACAGCAGAATCTATTGTTAGAGCAAGTCAAGCTGCACGCGGTGTAGGAACAGGAGTACAAGAACTATTGCCTCAATTTGGCGATCGTATGACTGATGTACAAAAATTGCAGGAAGAAAAAGACACACTAAAAGCAAACCTAGAGTTATTAAGAGCTGCAAAAGACCCTCTTGTTGCAAGAGCAATGGGTGATAAAAATAAAAGAACAGGCATATCAGGTGCTGTAGATGGTATTGTACAGGCAGCAGGAGGAGCTCCAACTGGACCTCTTTCTACAGAAGAAATTGGAAGAATGGACACCATCATTGAAAGAATGAGGGTTTTACAAGCTGAGTATGATAAATTAATTTTATTCAAAGGTAAGTTATCAGATACAGAAAAAGATGATTTGATGAGACAAGGTGAACTACAAAATAGTTTAGGTTTCATTACTGGTTTAATACAAAAAAGCAAAGGCGATACAGAGCAATTAGCATTTGCCACAGCAAACCTGTCTGAAATTTATGCAGATAATGAAGAAAAATTATTAGCATTGGGAGTCAAGGAAAAAGATATTATTGCTTTACTCAAAGAACATACTGAAGCCACAAAAAAAGTTTCTACCTTCACTGATGAAATGAAACAATCAATAATTAGTTCTTCACAAGCATTTACATCTGATTTTGTTAATGCTCTGTTAGATGGAGAAAATGCTTTAGAAAGTTTTAAGAATTTTGCTAAAAATATAGTTAGTCAAATAATAAGTACCTTTTTGCAGATGGCAGTAGTAAATCAAATTCTTAACAGTGTGTTTAATCTTACAGGAACACCTGATGCTTTGCCGACAATAAAACTTGCAGGCGGTGGTGCAGTGCAAAAAGGTGCACCTGCATTGGTAGGAGAACGTGGACCTGAAATATTTGTTCCTAACACTGGCGGTACTATCATGAACAATATGAACAGTAAGAACGCTATGGGCGGTGGCTCACCTATCATAGTCAATCAATCAGTAAACTTTGCTACAGGTGTAGTTCCTACAGTAAGAGCAGAAGTACAGAAGATGCTTCCACAGATATCAGATGTTACAAAAGGTGCAGTGCTAGAAGCAGCAGTGCGTGGTGGTTCATTTAGAAAAGGATTATTAGGTAGTGGCTAGATTAATAACAATGCCTACAACTCCTAACTTTGTAAGAAGTAATTTCAGTCTATACAGGGCAATAGGACAAACTGCTTCACCATTTACAGGCAAGCAACTCACACAAGAATATGATGCGGTATATTGGACTGCAGATGTAACTCTACCTGCAATGAACAGAACACAGGCTAAAGAATGGCAATCTTTCCTACTGCAATTAAAAGGCACTACAAACCATTTTAAGTTTGCTGACCCTGATGCACTAACTAACACAGGAACATTCAACCACACGCATTTATTAAGCGATAAACGTGTAAATGATACAAGTACAACAGTTGCGGTAAGTAATACAAACACATTTACTACAGGTGATTCTGTTTTTGGTAGTGCAGTAGTCGGAGATTTTATACACGTTACTGGTCTAGCAAATGAAGAGAATAACGGAACACATAAAATAACAACCAAAACGAGTGCAACAGTAGTCGTAGTAGATAGCGTATTAACAAATGTAGGTGCAACAGCTAGCTGCAAAGTACAACAGAACGTAAAGGGTGCAACAGGATTATCATTAGACACTACAGGTAGTTATACAGGCACTATAAAAAAAGGTGACTATCTAGGTATTACAGCAGGTACATCAGCAACAGCAAATCCAGTGCAGTTAGTTATGGCAGTAGAAGATGCCACAGTCACAGATGCAAGTCCTGATAGATACTCTGTACAGATAGAACCTAAACTAAGATCAGATTTAGCAGATAATAAATGTATTATATTTCAAGCACCAAAAGGCTTATTTAGATTGCAGGCTAATACTGTAGATTGGGATGCAGATAGAGCATCATTATATGGAATAAGTTTTTCTTGTATTGAGGTAGTGTAATGGCTACAAGACAAGGTGTAGATACAGCAATATCCAACAGACTTGGGGCTGATGCACAAACAATGTTCTTTGCTATCAAGGCAGAGTTTGACACTGACGATATAAGGGTTTGGTCAGGTACAGATGATATTACAGTCAATTCAGAAACATACACAGGAGCAGGCTCACTGTTATCTATAAGTGGTGTAGAGGAAGATTTAGAACTCAAATCTAGTGGTTTAACAATAGCTATATCAGGAATGGATGCAACTATGCTTGATTATGCTCTCACAGAGAATTATCAAAATAGACCAATAACTTTATTCTTAGGTTTTCAAATGGGTGGCTCTAATGAAAGCGCAGGCGAACTAACATTGTTTAAAGGTCGTATGACTTCATTGACAATCACCGATACACCTGACGGAGCAACCATAACTATTGATTGTGAAAATAGATTAGTAGATTTAGATAGACCTTCCAACCTTAGATACACTTTAGAATCTCAACAGTTTCTTAATAATGGCGATACAGGATTCAATAGAGTACAACAGTTAGCAGATAAGCAAATAGCATGGGGACAGAAACAAGATAACAGTGGTGTAGGTAGTGGTAGTTACGGAAGCAATGATCCTAATGATTACCAATCTAGAATGTAGTCATGAAGAAAATACCTAACTGGGAAATATCTTTTGATGCTTATATAAATAGAAACATAAACACACCCTTTGAATGGGGTAAATGGGATTGTGTAATGTTTACTAATGGTTTTATTAAAACTATGACAAAAAAAGATCTTTTGCCTAATACATGGAAATGGGAAACAGAAGAACAAGCCATGCAAAGTATTTTTAAATATGGCAAAGGAAAAGGATTGGCAGCAGCAATAGACAACGCAATAAAAAAAACTACAGGTATCAACACAATAGAACCTGCTTACATTACAAAAGGAGACTTTGGAGTTTACAAAGAAGAAAGTGAACTAGCTTGTGTCTTTGATGGAGTAAGTGCTTTAGGTGTTAATGATGAAGGCTTAGTGGTCAAACAAAATGTTGACGTTGTGAAGGCTTGGAGGATAGATGGCTAAGGCTTTTAAAGCTGCATTAACAGCAGCATTTGTAGTATTTATAACCGCAGCAACTTTTGGTGTTGGCGGAACTGCTACTGTTGCCATGTTTGGAACACAAGTCTCCTATGCAGTTGCAATGGCAGCAATAACTTTTGGTACAACTTTAGTTTCTTCTGTCATAGGAGGCATGACCTCAAAAGGCTTAAATGCTTCAGGTGCTAATTTTGGTTCTAAGTTTGCAGCACGCGCACCCACTGCACCTAGACAGCTTATATATGGCAAGTGTCGTGTAGGTG